TGATTGCAAATTACTTGTTGCACAAGTATAATATTGGAGCAGGTCTGTTAAAAACATCTGAAGGTGGTATGATGGTGAATCATATTGGTGATTATTTTCATGGCAAAAGAGTTGCAGAAAATGAACCAGGATGGGATGGATTTAAAAGCATAGATCCAAATATTAAGTATTGTTCAAGAACTGGGGCATACTGGAATGAAAGTTAATTTAATAGTTGCAGATGATTTTTATGACAACCCTGATGATGTAAGAAACTTTGCACTATCTCAAGAGTTCTCTGTGAGTGGTAATTATCCTGGCATGAGAACAAGATCATTTTTAAATGATAGTCATAAAGGAGTTATTAATTCTTTAGTAGCACATGCTGCTGGTGGCGTAACTGATTGGCTTCTGGATGAAAATAATGATGGATATACAGGGGCGTTTCAAATCTGCACTGCGAAAGATAGAACATGGATTCATTCTGATTACAATAATATGTGGGCAGGGGTTTGTTACTTGACTCCTGATGCTCCTATTAGTGGTGGGACTGCTTTATACATGCATAAAGAAAGTAAAGAGAGAATGTCTATAGAAAATGTTGATCATGGTGAAGATGCAAGAGATTATACAAAATGGGAAGTTGTTGATAGAATAGGAAATATTTACAATAGATTAATATTGTATCCAGGAAAGTTATATCATGCTTCTGTGGATTATTTTGGTAAAGATTTGCATAGTGGTAGATTATTTCAAACTTTTTTCTTTAATACAAGATATTGAAAGATGAATTTTATTTCTAATTCAAAAATTAATGACTATAGTAAAAGAATATTTGTTGTAGATGATTTCTATACTGATCCTTATGCAGTTAGAGAGTATGCTTTAGAGCAAGAATTTGTAGCAGATTTGAGATACTATAAAGGAAAAAGAACTGAACAAAAGTTTTTTGTTCCAGGAACAAAGAAAGCATTTGAATCTATTATTGGTCAATCAATAACAGTTTGGGATGAGTATGGTGTGAATGGAGTATTTCAAACATGTAATGCTGAGGATCCTCTTGTATATCATACAGATTTTCAACAATGGGCAGGTATGGTATACTTAACTCCTAATGCTCCATTTGAATGTGGAACATCTATGTATGCACATAAAGAAACAAAGGCAAGACACATTTCTCATCAGGGGTATGAAAAATCTTTTGAAGGTGGATTTTTTGATAAAAGTAAATTTGAGTTAGTAGACACTGTAGGTAATGTATTCAATAGGTTGGTAATATTTAATGGTAAATGTATTCATGCAGCATCTCAATATTTTGGTAAAGATGTAACAGATTCAAGATTGTTCCACATGTTTTTCTTTGATTGATATGAACTATAAGTTTAGTATTATTACTCCAGAACATAAGAAAGAAAATATTCCTTTTCTTATAGAATTATATGAAACTATTAAATCTCAGACCCACACTAATTGGGAATGGGTTTTATATTTGAATGGCAATTGTAAAATATCTGATATTCCTCAGGAATTCAAAGATGACAATAGAGTAAGAATTCATAATGGGATCACTCATCCAAATGTTGGACTCATCAAGAGTAAAGCTTTTTTTCTTGGTAGGGGAGATATTTTGGTTGAAGTAGATCATGATGATTTACTTTCTGATGATTGCCTTGAAGAATTAAACAAAGCTTTTCAAGATGAAGAAGTTGGATTCGCTTATAGTGAAGATCTTCTTTATGACATGAGAGGTCCTGAATATAAAGTTCCATGGAATTCTGCTAATGGATGGACTCACAAGTGGGTTAATTTTAGAGGAGAAGATTTTATTAAAATTGATGCATTCCCTCCAACAAGTCATAGCATTGGTATTATTTGGTATGCTCCTGATCATGTGAGAGCATGGAGAAAATCTCTTTACCAAAAACTTGGGGGGCATAATCCAGAGTTAAATATATGTGATGATCATGAGTTAGTGATTAGATCATATCTCCACACTAAGTTTAAATTTATCCCTAAGATTCTTTATTACTATAGGTGGCTTCCTGGGAATGATAATACTCAAACTCAAAGGATTGACGATATTCAAGTAAAAACATTTGAATTGTTTCATCAATATGGTCAGCAACTTGCTGAACGTGATGCAGATCTTAAAGGTTTGATGAAAGTAGATATTGGTGGTGGACTTTTTCCAAGACCTGGGTATACTACTATTGACCAAGAAGATGGAGATATTACTTGTGATTTGAATGAAGGTATTCCATTACCAGACAATAGTGTTGGGGTCATCAATGCTAGTCATGTGATTGAGCATTTAAAAGATCCAATCAAAACTATGAGCGAAATTTATAGAGTTCTTTGTGATGGTGGTTGGGCATTTATTGAAGTTCCTTCTACTGATGGTAGAGGAGCATGGCAAGATCCAACCCATGTAAGTTATTGGAATCAAAATAGTTTCTGGTATTACACCAGAGCAGACAAAGCACAATTTATTAGGAACACTACAATTAAATTCCAAGAATTTAGATTGGAAACTAATTGGTGGGAAGATAATATTGCAGTCACAACAGCATGGTTATGTGCTATCAAATCAAATCAACGTAGACCACATCCAGTAAGAATTTAAAGTCATGAATTTCACAGTTTATAGTAAACATGGGTGCCCTTATTGCACAAAAATAATTCAAGTTTTGGGAGCACTTAGTGCATCAAGAGGTTTTTCAGTTAGAGAATATGTTCTTGGAACTGATTTTACAAGAGAAGAATTTTATAAAGAGTTTGGAGAAGGTTCTACCTTCCCCCAGGTTCTTATGGATCAACAACACCTTGGAGGGTGTTCTGATACAGTCAAATATTTACAAGAAAATAATTATCTTGGATGACCATAAATAATGGTAACAATCTTCCTGTTAACAGGGGTGTTGAGTTAGTACTAAAAAGGAGGCATCCACATAAAAAAACATTTTCAATATGTTTTGAAAGGATGGTTTCTTTTTTCAGTAGAAAAATAACCATCTACTTTAATTTTTCCTTGGATATAAGGGAACAAAAGTAGTTTAGGAGAATTACTATGTTAGCACTAGCCCTTGTCTTTTCAGTATTGTTTGTAATCTTTGCTCTAATACTTGGTGGTTTAGTTGGATGGACAGTCAAGCAACACCTTGAACAAAAACAACCTTATACATATCATCCAGAAATGTTTGATGAAGATGGTCAGGTTGTTCCAGATGAACTCATAGCATTTAGATTTGAGAACAAAGATTTCCTTGATGAGGAAGAAGATTTAGAAGATTAAAATGGAGTGATTTATGAAATTACCAACAGATCAATTGATCTCTGAAATTATTCAAAGAGTTTCTAATTCAAAAACAAGAGACGAAAAGATTCAAATTCTGAGACACTATGACAGTCCTGCACTAAGGTCTGTCCTTATTTGGAACTTTGATGATGCTGTAGAATCAGCATTCCCTGTGGGGGAAGTTCCTTACACGCCTAATGATGCCCCTGCTGGGACAGAGCACAGTAAATTGATTCATGAATGGAGAAAGTTCAATCACTTTGTAAAAGGTGTTACTGATCTGCCTCAACCAAAAAGAGAGATTATGTTTATTCAGATGTTGGAAGCTCTCCATGAATCTGAGGCTTCTTTAATGTGCCTTGTTAAGGATAAACAACTGCATAAGAGATTTAAGATTACTAAAGCTGTTGTACAAGATGCATTTCCAGAGATCAACTGGAACTGAACTATGGGAGGAAAAATTAATATCATTCATAGGGATTGTGATGTTTCAATTGCAAACAACAAATCCCTCCCATTAGATTCCTATGTCATATCCTACTCTGATAGTGGAGTAGTTAAGTTTGACATAGCTCAAGGAACACAAGTTAGTATCTTTGACTACTATTATGATGAATATAGAAATGTTATTTCTATGAAATGGTCAGAAGGAAAAGTTAATCCAAAGATATACAATCAACCTCAAAAGAAAAGTAAAAAATAAATGGGCAAACATTATCTACTGAATTTGTATGGATGCTCTTTTGTTCTTTTGAATGATGAACAAGGTCTTATTGATTTGTTAGAACATGCAGCAACAGCAAGTGGTGCTACTGTGCTTCAAACTATTTCTAAGTCATTTAATCCTCATGGAGTTACAGTGATATCATTACTTTCAGAAAGTCATATCAGTATTCATACATGGCCAGAGCATAGTAAGGCAGCAGTAGATGTATATACTTGTGGGGATTGTGATCCTAAGATTGGTTGTGACATGATTATTGAGCAACTTTGTTCAACCAGTCACACTTTAAGTTACATAGAACGTTGACAATTTTATTGATTAGTGATACCATGAAACTATTAACCTGTCCTTATCATGTATAAACCTTATTCACCTGAATGGCATCGTAAGCGTTATCTGAAAGAAGCTTTAGAAAAATATTTTGACGATTATGTGGACAATCAAATTATTTTAGATGATATTATGTCCATTCTTAATCAAAGGTCTGAATCTGCGTATGCAGATTTTCAAAAAGTTAATGAGTTAGAAAATTCTTTAAGAGGTTCAACCTTATACTAAATACCCCTATATGGAGATTGTATATGCTCTCTACACAATATCGTCTTCGTTTAGAGGAAATTTGTAGAAAGATTGTATTAGGGGAAAGTGTTGAATTATCTGATATGATCTGGGCAGAAAAACTTGCAAAGGCAAATAGATCTGCTTGCACAATACTTCGTCAAGCAAGAAGGAAAGCAGAGAATCCTGATATGGTTGAAGGTGGTATGGATGATTTTTTAAACCAACTTGATATTGGTGGATTGGGACATGAAAGATTTGGTAAAAGAGGATTTAAAGATACTGATGATATGGTAGATTGGTGGACAGAAGAAAAACCTGATGATTGGAGACAGAGAGATTAGTAGGCATAAATTTTTGTTTCTAAAAACAAAAAATGTTAGGGTTTCATGATACATATGATATAATTTGAGAGGTGACAGATATGATCTGAAAGTTTTTTTATTATGTTGTTCTTCGTGCATGGAGGATATTATGCACAATCTTATTTCTTACAATCAATTAGCTGCTTGGAAGAGGTTGGAAAATTCAATAGATAGTTTCATTGATCAACATGAATTAATGAATTCATACTTTGAATGTTTGACTGAGTGTGATGAGGATGGGCAAACGTGCAAAAAACTCTGTAGGGATTTGCTAAAAACTGTATAACCATTGGGGGAGTTGACTACTCCCCTTTTTTTATGTACAATTATAGAGATGACATTCAACTAAATGGATAAAGAAAGAGTTAAACTGATAGTCAAGAACTTAGAACTTCTTGTACATTCTTTAAAGCAAGAACTTAACAGTGCTCCTGAAGAAGTTATAAAAGATGAAGAGGCAGTGATTGTTCCTTATGAAGAAGATTATGATGAGGTATTTTCTGGATGAAACTTAAAAAAATGTTGAAGTTGTTGAAAGAAGCAACAGAAAACCAATCCAAGTTATACACGCCAGCAGAATTGGATTATATGAATCATCAACTTCAAGTGATTGAAGAAGAAATATTTAGACTTGAACACAGAGATTACAAAGGATTTGGAAAGAAATGACTGTAAAACTTATTAGTGTTACACCAGATGCAGAACAAACAATGGCATATATTGCTAGGGTTTCTAACCCAGCGAATCAAGATAATGAAAACTATGCAGGCTTGTTACGTTATTGTATTAAGCACAATCATTGGTCTGTTTTTGAGCAGGCTACTATGACTTTGGAGATTGAAACTACCAGAGGAATTGCAGCACAAATTCTGCGTCATAGGTCATTTACATTCCAAGAATTCTCACAGAGATATGCAGACACTTCACTGATTTCTGAACACATTCCTGTTCCAGATTTGCGTAGGCAGGACATTAAAAATCGTCAAAACTCTATTGATGATATTCCAGAGTATGAAAAACTGACACTGCAAAGTAAGATTCAAGAGCACTTTGCACACTCTATGCAACTCTACAAGGAACTCCTTGCTCATGATGTTGCCAAAGAGTGTGCGAGGTTTGTACTGCCCCTTGCAACTCCTACAAGAATCTATATGACAGGTTCAGTAAGGTCTTGGATACACTATATCAATTTAAGGTCTGCACATGGCACACAAAAGGAGCACATGGATGTTGCAGAAGAATGTAAGTGTATGTTCACATGCCAGTTCCCAACAGTGTCTGAGGCACTTGGATGGACTAGAGACAACTGCTCAGAGTGTCAGGATGCACCATCCATAACTTTAGAATAAATAAATTATCTTGAATTCGTAATTTTATGCCTGTGTATCCTGTTATTAATACCACTACTGGTGAACAGAAAGAAGTGGAGATGAGCATCCACCTCTGGGACCAGTGGAAAGAAGAAAACCCTGAATGGATTCGTGATTGGTCTGACCCATCCACCTGTCCTCAACCAGGAGAGGTAGGTGAGTGGAAGAACAAGCTGATTCAAAAGAATCCAGGATGGAATGATGTGCTTGAAAAAGCATCCAAAGCCCCAGGTTCACGTGTAACTAAAATCTAATGGCAAGAAACAGAAGAAGAAACTCAGGAGATTCTCCTATTGGGATTGGTACAACTTCAAGAAATAGAAAGAAGAGAAAGCCAATTAGTTCAGAAACTTTACTTGATATTCAACCACTGACTAAGAACCAAACAATTTTGTTTGATGCCTATGATTTAGAAAAACATTTGTTTGTCTATGGTTGTGCAGGTACAGGTAAAACATTCTGTGCATTATACTTGGCACTTAAAGATGTTCTTGATGAACTTACACCTTATGATAAGATTGT